GTCAGTCTATATTTGATCACACACTGTTTGATAGAAAATTGCAAGATGCGGCACAGTTCGTAGATGAATATGTTGGTAAACATAATGCATTGCCCACAGAAGAAATTGTAAACTCCAGTTGCAAATCTAATTTAAAAGTTCCTACAGGACTCAATGAATCGCACTATGATTGGTTACTAGAAGATTTTGAGACGTTTACTAGACACAAAAGTTTAGAAAGAGCAATCTTAAAAAGTGCAGATATGCTTGAAAAAGGTGAATATGGTCCTGTTGAAGTGTTGGTCAAAGACGCAGTACAAATAGGACTGCACAAGGACATAGGAACAGATTACTTTGAAGATCCGAAATCAAGACTGTTAGGATTGAAAGATCAGAATGGTCAGGTCAAAACAGGTTGGGAATCTTTAGACAGAAGACTATTTGGTGGATTCAACAAAGGTGAGTTGAATATATTTGCAGGTGGTTCTGGTGCAGGTAAGTCTTTATTCCTTGCAAACTTAGGTTGTAACTTTGCACTAGAAGGAATGAATGTTGTGTATCTAACATTTGAATTGAGTGAATCGTTGGTTGCTATGAGATTAGATTCTATGCTTACAGATATTCCTACAAAAGAAATATTTAAAGACTTAGATGGTGTAGAAATGAAAGTAAAAATGATTGGAAAAAAAGCAGGAAAATTCCAAATCAAATATATGCCTAGTGGTAAAAATGCAAATGATGTAAGGTCTTACATCAAAGAATATGAAATTAAAACAAACAGTAAAGTTGATGTATTGCTTGTAGACTATCTAGATTTGATGATGCCAAACAGTAGAAAGGTTTCTCCGAGCGATTTGTTTATCAAAGACAAATTTGTTTCTGAAGAACTACGTAACTTGTCAATGGAATTGAACACAGTGTTTGTAACAGCGGCACAGTTGAACAGAGGTGCTGTAGAAGAAATAGAATTTGATCATTCGCACATCAGTGGTGGATTAAGTAAAATACAAACTGCTGACAACGTGTTTGGTATTTTTACAAGTAGAGCAATGAGAGAACGTGGAAGATATCAAATACAATTGATGAAAACAAGATCATCAAGTGGTGTTGGAATGAAAATTGATTTAGAATTTGATATGGACAGTTTGCGTATCAGAGATCTTGCAGATGATTCAGAGTATCAAGAATTTGACAAGCGTAAAAGTACAATATACAATTCAATTAAACAGGGCACAACTGTAACTCCTGATCTCACAGACAACAGTGTAGAAGCAGGCAAACCTATTACTCCACCAGACCCAACAAAAGGTGATAGCATAGGAAGAATTGAACCTAAAACAGATTCAACAAAATTAAGAGAATTCTTAACTAATTTAGACGACGAATCTTAAACTATTAGGGTGGTTAGCTCAGTTGGTAGAGCATCTCGTTTACACCGAGGGGGTCAAAGGTTCGAGTCCTTTACTACCCACCAATCCGTACACAAATCATAAATATTATTTTAGGCAGAGAGGCGAATAATGAATGATTTAGAAAATATACAAAGGCTCACGGAACGTTTTAAAAGGCAGATGCCCAACAGTGAAGTGTACCAAAAAAGACTAGCAGAAGAATTTGAATTAATTCTTAAACAAAGATTCACAGAATACTTTTTAAAAATTTGTGACATCATAGACATCACATCAGATTTAAAACACATGACAAGAGGTTCAGCAGGATCTAGTCTTGTGTGTTATCTGCTGGGTATAACAGATGTTGACCCAGTACAGTGGAACATACCGGTTGCACGTTTTATGAATCCACTACGAGATGATTTACCTGATGTGGACATAGACTTCGAACATCACAAACAAGCAGAAGTGATGCAACGTATTTTTAAAAAATGGCCGGGCAAGACAGCAAGGATATCTAACTATGTCAAGTATCAACCCAAGTCAGCAAAACGCGAAGCGGCAAAGCGATTGGGTGCAAAAGGCAAACTGCCACGCAAATTTAAGTATGAAGATTACGATATCGATCCTATTGAAGCAAAACGCATAGAACAAAAACTGTTAGGTAAAAAAAGATGTATATCTAAACATTGTGGCGGAATCATAATGTTCGATAGACAGTTACCTAAAAGTTTAATTTCTGCTGACAATCAAATACTGCTAGACAAATATGAAGTAGAAGATTTAGAACATCTAAAAGTTGACATACTTTCTAACAGAGGATTAAGTCAGTTATTAGAAATAGATTCTAGTATGAACTTAACAGATTATCCTATTGAAGACGAAGCAACATCAAAGTTATTGAGTAGGGGAGATGTGTTAGGAGTAACACAAGGTGAGTCACCAGCCATGCGTAGATTGTTTAGAGCAATACAACCTAAAAGTGTTTACGACTGTGTGTTTGCTACTGCTATGATAAGACCTGTGGCGATGACTGGCAGACAAAAAGCATCTATGTTTAATGACTGGACTAAAGAAGGCGTACAAGATTCTATTGTGTTCGAAGACGATGCTATTGAAATTATTTCAAATATTATTGGTATCGATATGTATGAAGCAGATATGTACCGCAGAGCATTTGCTAAAAAGAACGATGAAAAAATTATAGAGTTCGTAAATAGATTGGGCAAACATCCACGCAAACAAGAAGCAATTAACACACTAATGACACTGTCTGGATTTGGTTTATGTAGAGCCCATGCGGTCAACTTGGGCAGATTGATTTGGGCACTAGCATATCAAAAGGCACACAATCCTAAAAAGTTTTGGGAGGCTTGTTTAAAACATTGTGAAGGTTCGTATAGACGTTGGGTGTACAATACAGAAGCAGAACGTTGGGGCATCGACAATGAACCAGGCTGGTGGAGAAGAGGATTTATTCCTAAATGTCATGTCCAACAACAGTATCTAGATTATGTTCAGTTTGCCGGAGTTATTGCCAATGGCAGAGTTTTCAAAGGTAAAAATGGAAAGTACGTAACATTTGTTACACTAGGAATAGGTCCTGGACAATACATAGACATCACAGTTAAAAAACCATTCAGTCATAGAGATGGAGATGTAATTTCTGGTAGAGGTAAAATTAAACATCATAACAATTCAGACTATGTGGAATGTCAAGATGTAGAACTCCATTCGTTTCAAAATTGGTTGGAAGATTAATTTAGATAGTCAATATTTCCTGACACAACTATTCTTTTGTCCTGTGTGGAATAATAAGGTGTAACAGAATGCATCATCTCTCCGGGAAACAATATAATTTTATTTTCCCATGTAGCATCAACTTCAAGTACTTCAGGAGTGATACGTCCCAATGCATCAGTATAATGGAATTGAAATGACGCAGTTTCTCTGCCTGATTTGCCACGTGCTTCTCTCCATGCACGTTCATCATCTTGTGTGAAAGGAACTTCTAACCATAATGCAAAAGAAAATACTCCGTTGTGAGTGTGTGCCGCAAAATATTCTCCAGATTGTTGAACGTTGCACCAAGCAGTTTTAAGTCCGATAGGTTTGTTTTCTACTTTGTAATGCATATCTTTACAATATTGTTCACACATTGGACCAAGTATTTTGGACAGTTCTTGTTTGACATCCTCATCTTTGATCTTGTATTCGTTTGTGATTGTGCCTACATGAGAGTGATCAATTAATGCTGTTTGGTGATCAATGTTTGCTACCCATTTGTTTAACAAACTAATTTGGTCATCTGTTACAGTTTGTTCCACATAACCTAGATTTGGAAATTGAATGCTTTGCATATGTGTACTTAACAGGCGTAGGTCGTAGACAGCCGCAAAGCGGTAGCGCCGAAAATTCAATTCCGCGAAGCGGAAACGCGACAGCGTTAAATCATTTTTTAAGCGGACGCCTGATGGGTCTCAACAGTTCCTCAGCACCGTGGAACAAGAAGCAATCGAATTTCGAAATGCTAAATCTTAGAACCAGCAGTGCGGGGAACCTTGTTGATTTATCTAGGCAACTTCAAGTTGCTGTCTAGTTAGTGCTTAAAACCGCTGACGATTCTGTCAACAAATTTTTCCAATCTGTTGTAGATCCTAACAAAAAACGATTTTATTTTTCCAATCACGGATGTGATTATGGTTAGTATTGCCTTCATAGCCTATCTCCCTTTGTGAGTTATTAAGACAAGTATTTACCAGTATTTTGTGTCAGTAAAGTGCTCAGAGTACTGTGAGTGCATTCTGCATACATGGCCCGTGTATGGGCAGATTTGACGTGTTAACAGAGCAGTTATTGGGGGGTTCAATCCCCCCAATTTGCCCTTGTATTGCTGTTTGGAAACTCTACCAATTGTTGGTAGATTTTTTGGATACGTGTCCTAAAATTTTGCCTTTGTTGGCACCTGCTTTGACTGTGTATCCAGATGTGCCGTTTCCATTTATATTAACTTCTTCCTTGCTGGAGAACATTGCTTCTACTTTCTTACGCATAGCACTCTTCTCTGCTCGTTTTTTAAATAAATGGGTGAATCGTCCGATCATTGTCACCCTCCCTCTGTTAAAGTTTAGGTGCGTTCCTTCGCTTATGCTACTTCCGGGCCAGTGCCTGAACGAAAAGTATTTATGCGTTTGACACATACGTGATGTGCAAATTTGTAATATCAGTTATGTGCGATTTTGATGCTGATTTCTTCTATCATGGCAGGAGCATCTGTGAGGTCGCCTTCCAGTTTGAAAAATTCCAACACATCATCTATGATACTGGTTGCTCTCAATTCTAATTTTTGAACATCTTCATGCACTCTGGCTCTGACTCCAACTGCTGTGTGACAGTCACCTTCCACTGCTCTCAACACACCACGTTCAATCCACAACTCTTGTGATGCCAACCAATCAATTGCAGGATACCATATCGCTTTGTTTTGTGTATCATCTGATCGCACTTGCACAACAACTTTGCCGGCGCCTGCGGCAGGCAGTATAACTTCTTCTGAAATGGTATGATGTGGAACATCCAACGACATACGATCAATCACACTCTGTCCCAGTATCAATGCGTCCACTTGTTTGTCACGCAGTTTGTTCAGTCTTGTGTTCACATTGCCTCTCACTTCAACCACATGACAGTCTGGTCTGATCAACTTGATTGCTTCTATTCTTCTTGGAGCGGAAGTTCCTATTCTTGAACCAGATGGCAGTTCGTGTAGATTGTGTTCGCCTATCACACAATCTCTTGGATCGCCTCTGTAAACCACTCCCAACAATTCTGTGCCTGGTGTTTCGATAGTGGCACAATCTTTTGCACTGTGTATGGCACAGTGTATCTGTTGATTGATGAGTGCTTTTTCCAATTTGGTACAGAACATACCTTTGCCTCCCATTTCATGCACAGGACGACTGAGGTCTTCGTCTGCAACCTCTAACATTGTGATTATTTCTGCGGGGTAGTCTATTCTTGATATGGCATTGTCTGCCTGGATCCTAGCAAGTGGGGATTGTCTACTGCCTACTTTGACAACCTCTATCTGCATCAGTCTATGCTCTGCTCCAAGGAATAGGATTGCCAGATTGATCAACAACAAGGTCACCAGTGTCTTTGTACTGAGCAACCATTATGCCTTTGCCTTTTCCTTCGCCAATGTATTTACAAGGTTTAATTTCTCTATCATTGTGATGACGTGACATATGATGAGTAATGATTCCTCTTGCTTTTACACCGGCCATGATTATTTTCCTTGTCCCACTTTAAATTTAAGACTGCGTTTTTTTGATTTATTCATTGAGCTCAATTTACATTTGTTCCTTCTTCCGGCTTGACTTGTTTTCTTCGGAGTGCGTTCGTGAGCTATAAAATTTTTCGCTAGTTTTGCCATATTATTTTCCTGCTTCTTTTTTTACTTTTTTACTTTTTTTATTTTCCGGATAGTTAGGACTTGATAAGAAATCATACATAGCCGCATACATACCTGAATCTTTGCCAGAGTCTTGCATTTGTGCTATTCTTTGAGCAGTTGTTTCTTTAAATTTTATTCTGTGTTTGATTGCCATTATCTACTCATCGCCTTTTCTTTAGCCGCTCTTAAAGCCGCTCTTTTCTTTTCTATAAGTGCCGCTTGTCTAATTTTTCTACCCAATGGTAATTTTTGCACTGCATAGAATTCTTCACCTTTTTTGGTTGTCCATTCTACTTCAACTTGTTGTGCTTTAGTTCCACCCTGGAAACTTTTGACTGCCTTTTTGAAACTCATTGCCGTGATCTCTTTTACTTGATCTTCTGCTTCAGCAGTTTTATCAGTAAATTTGAATATTCTTTCTTTTGCCATAAACTCTCCTTTTTTTTATTTATTCTATACGTATATAATTCTGGCATTGACAACAGTGAGAACTGATGCTATACTGAAATATTACTGAGGAACAACAATGAAGCCAAACTTAAAATGGTACGACTGGAATCAACACATCACGGCAGATGACCGAGAAATTGTCTGCAAAGATGTTGCACAACTGATTAAAGACGGAAAATATTTCACTAATTCGCCCAAGTATCAAACAAATATCAATGTGATGGGACTCAACAGTCCTCAATGGATGAAGTTGAAAATGAGTTTCATCATGAGTTGTTTTATGTACGCAGGCAAAGAATTAAAAATTAAAAATGTACAGAGTTGGAGTTATCAAACAAGTTTGAAATTTGAAGAACCAAGAGACAATCTATGGCATCACCATCATCACAACAAAGAAGTAGAATCATTTAGTGGAGTGTATTACGCACACTTGCCTGAAGTTTTAGATGAGTGTGGAACAGAATTTGCAATGGAAGGACCAGAAGAAAAAGCAAGACATATGGAGCCTCCAAGAATTGGACAATGGGTGATTTACCCAAGCAACTATTGGCACAGACCCGGCATATTAAAAAGTAAAGAAGACAGATATGTTGTGGCGGCTGATTTATGGTATTAGAAAGGATTTAACTTAATGGCAAAAGACGACGCAACACCGGGCAAGGTTACAGAAGACAAACCAATATACATTGTGAGCAACATGGACAATGACAGAATTTACGGCAATCTATACGGAAACTTAAAATTAATAAACAAAGACGGTACAACTTACAAAGGTAAAATTTTAAAAAGAAGAATTACTATTAAAGGTTTAGATGGTAATAATTTTTTCAGTCACGTTTATGAATCCGAGGATCATAGATGGTTTAATAAGGGTGGACTGCCCATTGCAAAACCAAACAACATAGTTAAACAGTCAGACAACGAAGTTGCTGATGAGTCTAAATAACAATATGATTAGTAAAAAAGATTACAATGAGCAAAAGCCGTACTGGGACTATCAACGTATGATTGAATTCAACAGAGAAAAAGTCTTAAAAGGTTGCACAAATATTAAAAATTACTTCGGAGAAACTGAAGATGGATTCATGTTGGAAGAAGGAGCATTGTTTGAAAAACTATGGAACGAAATCACACCTGAAGATTATGATAAGCCAAGTCCTGATTGGGTACCTAAAAATAAAAAACTTAGGATCGAAGGAGAGACATGGACAGAAAAAGAACTAGATGGCGTCAGTGGTCAAAATTTTTTCAACTAGTTTCTAGTAAACAGAAAACTCTTACTTAATTTACTGTATCTAAAATTCAAATTGTCCCAGTGAGATTCATTCAAGATTTGTTTCTCAAAATTCCTACAAGCACGATTATCCCATTCTTTGATTTTAATCTTTATTTGATAACGTTGATTGGGTTTTTTGAGAGCATCTTCCATGAACTTGACTAGTTCTACTACCTGAAAGGCATCACCACCATCTAAGGTCCAGCGGATTGTTTTTTTAGTTTTACGAGCCATTCGCATACTAAATGCATATTTACCTATTCGATAAATATTGCTATGCGTTACAGAGAATTTAAAATTGATGAGGTTTCACGAGGTATATTGTATAGAACTCCTGGCGAGAAGTTCTTTCACACAAAGGACTCTAACAAGTTCTTAGACTTTCAAAAAATTACTAATTTCCCTTTCAATGAGCCCGCATTTCAAGATGCCACTGCAATGAAGACTGCACTGTCTAATTTCCAAGGTGAAAACAAAATTAATCAAATATATTGGTTCAATCAGCCTACAGGAGCATTGGCTTTTAGTATTGCACAATTTAAAAATGAACGCAATCAAGACGTGTATTATGGAAGGTACTTTAGAACAAACACAGGAACACAACAGTGGAAAAACACAGACTTTCAAACTATAGGCTATCAACTTAACAAGCCATCTTCCATGAAAGCCAGTTACAAATTGAAGCCGGCTGATTTGATTGCGACCAATGTAGAATACAGAAACCCAAGCGAAATAATCAATCAAATCAAAGAACCTGAAATAAAAACAGGAATAGAGATGATGCCTGAATCTTTGCCTAGTTTTGCATTAGATCCAAAAATGCAACCTGCTGTTCAAGATGATTTAGGAGAAGTATACGGACCTATTGCAATATGGCACGGCATGGATGTTGGGCCACAAGCCGAAGAGGCTCGAAAGTTCTTGTTAGAAAATCAAGCATGGAAAACGTGCAAAATAATTTTCCCACAAAACAAAAACGAAGGATTAATTGACAGTCTACTGCGTCCTCAAAAAGGTGTTGCGATTGGTATATCCAGCAAAGGCGGTAAAGGTGCTAAACCCAGTGTTAAGAATTTAATGGCAGGTATAACAGCACTGCGTAAAAAGAAAACAGCAGGCGATCAAGCAATGCTGGAACAGTATAAAAATGCTGTTGAAATGATAGAAATGGTGTCCAGTTATTCTGCACTTGAAGGACCAATTGTTTTAGGATTGCAGAGAAACATCATCAAAGAGGATACAGCCAACGCATTGAGATCATCATTGGCAGGTAAAAATATTTCCAACAAACAAAGACAGTTGCTGATGCAATTAACACAATACAAACGAGGTAATGCTCAGAGTGTTTTGGGTTTCCATGCACTTTCAGGATTAGCAAAATTGGTGAAAGATTCTTTGAACACAGATAAAAAAATTAATATTCAAGAAGCAGGACTAAAACTGTTGAATACGTCACCACTGATTCAATTGTACACAACCACAAAACTTGTTGAGGACAAAATCACTGTCACAGGATTTAGGTCAGTTTGGCCACCACAGTTCACAGGAACCACCCTGTTCGATGACAGAAATTATCAAACAAATAGAAAACCTAACGGTTTAATGACCTTCTCATTGGAATAAGTATAGTATATGGCAACAATCAAGTGTAAAGGTTTAACGGGTGTAAAATTTGATCTAACGGTCACAATGGGTACTACCACGATGAATGGTTTAACTGCATTGGCTCAGGCTGTAGAAGGTCAAGAGATTATTACTGCCATGTATGCAGAAATACATGCAGACAAAGACAAATCAATCAATCAAACAGATCACGGTGGTGACACATTGACAGCCGCAGGACTTGTAGAAGGTGATTTGGTTTACTGCATACCTAGATATTCAGGATCAAACGGTTTCAAAAGACAAAGACAAGAAGAAAAATTAAGGATTGCTACATCTAAAAGAAAAGGTTTAGCGGCGGCAGATACCAATGCCAATTACTACAGAGCATTGAACACAAAAAATAAAGATAGGTTGGCTACACTTTACACTGCTGGTAACAACGATTCATCCACATTGGTTGCAAACGGTGGTGCCTTGGTTGCTAGTAGACCATGGTCATAATAAAAAGATTTTTCAAAGCACTCTGGAAATTTAAAATAAACTTCATTCGCAAGTATCCAATCATATCTGCCTACATAGCCTGGCTAGAAGGAATCATCATAGGACTTTTGATATATCACTATTTCTTAATGGAGAAGTTTAGTTGTTGTGTTGAACTGGGTTAATGGGGAAGCGAACTCCCCCATCATGTTTACAGTAATGTAAATGCTATCACAGACACAACTGCAAGTATAACTGCAAATATTCCTGCGCCGTAATAAACTTTATTTTTCATACTATTTTAATTTGTAAGTCTTTTGCAATCTATTCAGCAACAATCCGTATGCTGGTAAGAACACAACAAGTCCTACTGCTATTTTTAACACTGTTTGCGATCCTGCAATCTCAACCCAGTTTGCCGCCATGTATTCGTTGGCACTGTTGTTGAATGCAACTGCAAAGAAAGTGTAGGTGTCAATGATGTTAGCCGCGATAGTTGATACCGCTGGTGCCAACCACCAATTGTTCTTGAACCCTTCTCTGATGTATTGAAATACATACACGTCAAGCATAGTACCAATTGCATAAGCAGTGGCACTTGCGAAACCAATTCTTACTGCGACCGATCCCGGTGCTCCTTCTGCCAAGACAACTGCTATGGATCCGATTATTGCTAATGGATAAGCCGCCGCGATGGTTTGTCTTGCTATTGTTTTTCCCAATAGTCTCACAGTCAAGTCTGTTGCGATTACTACCAATGGGAAAGTGAATGCCGCCCACGTTAATTTAACACCAAGTATTTCTACTGGGATTGCCACTAACGCATTTGAAACTGTGATCACTATCACGTGCAGTGCCACTAATTTCAACAGCATTGATTTGTCTACGTCTTTGAACATTAATACCTCCTAG